CTTTCTAGGCGCTCTCATTAAGTATTTGAGTGCATTCCCTACGTGATAAAATACTGACGCCGATTTGTACGTCTTACCTACTAATTCGATAATCATTCTTGCCGAAAATTTACCGAACTGATAATGAGGTGGTTCGTGTACCATGTCTTGTCCTTCCTTCATATCCACTTTACGTGTGAATGGCTCGTTTACTCTCACAAAGTCATCATTATCAGTAAGTGTGAATTTATAACCACCTGCATTCTCAACCTCTGCGTACCAAACTGTTTTTAAACCTTTTTCTTTTGCATACACACGATTGACTATGGCCGTTTGCATAGCTTTAACTTTTTTAAAGTATGCTTGGAACTGCACAATGTCGTCTTTTTTTAGATCTATTATTCTCACGTTCTCCATTTACCTACCCCCTTACCTTTGGAAATATGTCATTCTCCGATAAGTATCTAAACCACTTACTGTTCACTCTATGCTTAGCAACTTCACGTTCTGCACGTTTAGCCCTAGCAATACGTTTTTCTCTACGTTTACGTTTCAACGCTCTTTCGTGCCTAAGTTCTGCTTGTTGTATTTCATACAACTGCTTAGCTGTTAATTGCTTTTCATTTCTTTCGTACATCTGCACCATATTCATATACTCCTTTACCATGTATTAATTCTGGACCACGCAGTCCTTCGTCATATCTTTTACGAACCGTACTATCTGATACATCAAAATATTTGTACACATCACACAATCTGTAACGTTTACCGTTTAAATTCACTTTTATCATGGTGTCACTTCCACCCTTCTGATATAACGCTAACGTTTTCTACTTTTTTAATATCTAAGTGTTTCTCAAACTCGTTTGGGTACTTCTCTGCCATCTCAAGCACCTGTTCCTCCGTCTGCTTTTCATTATTAGGAACAATGTAAGCTGTGCCTTCGATTTTGAATGTAACTGCTAATTTAGACATTTACACTTCCTCCACTTCTAAAATAATTTTCGGTTCCTCTGCATATTGCTTAAAACTGTGTATTTCAACGATTTGATTATCGTCTTTCCATAGGTGATCGTTCGCTGCATCTAACACAGTTTTGATTAAGTTATCTATATCTGGTTTAGTACGTTTGTACTGACCAATTGCTAATAACTTTTTACGATTACTCCAGCTTTTTGGTACCTTGAAATAAAACGATAATGTCACTTTCAAATTTCCATTGAGTAATACATTCGGCATCTGCTCTCTGATGAAGTCCTTATGCTTTGTATAAGACGCTGGCATGTATGTTTGAACATATCTACCTGTATTTCTGAAACGTGGACGAGGCGAGCCAATAGGTGCCTCATACGTTTCGTTAAAGTTAATTTCTATCTGCACGTTGTCACTCCTAGATATCAAATATCGTTGATTGCAAGCCTAGTTCTTCTTCATACAGAAGCTCATATACGCCTTTTAAATGTTTTAGCTCACTATCTGTCATCTCTTTGTATTCTTCGCTAAAATGAGCGCCTGTGAGCGTTTTAACGATATTTAGATTAGGCTCATTTTTCTCTACCTTTATTTCTTCTGTTCCGTCAGGTCTATAAAGGTAATACTTTTCGATAATTGCCATTAGTACACCTCCACGATTGCTGCTCGTTCTTCTTTTTCTTTTAACTTTTGATTGATTAGGTCGACTAATGCTTTTTCGTCCCCGTTTGCCCATCTAATTAATTTCTCAGCGTACATATCTGAACACTCAAGTATTCGCTTAATGTTGTCCATCGTCACCATGCGTCACGTCCTCTAAAATCATCACCAAGCACCCGAACCGTTCTCGCATTTTGTTTCATGCGTGAATTGATCCGTTGCCAGTTCATATTTTGATTTAATTCTTTGTCACTAAAGTTAGTAGTAAAGATATTATTCTTACCTACTCTGTTATCTACAATTGAAAATAGTTTGTTTAATGTGTGTTCAGTGTTTTCTACGCCTATATCATCAAGTACAAGCAAATCTATGCTGCTTAGTAACTGAACTAACTCATCTGTCGTTTCAGTAGCATTACGATTGTATGTTGCTTTAATGCGTTCCATTAACATTGGTATGTGCATGAACGCTACCGAATATCCTTGTTGCTTAATTGCCTTTGCTACAGCATAGGCTAAATGACTTTTTCCAGTACCGTATGATCCTTGTAGTATTAATGACTTGGGTTCATCTATCGAAAAACCTTTAACGTACTCAATAGCCGTACTCTTTGCATGTACTTGGTGTTCGTTTTGTGGTTGGTAACTGTTAACTGTTGCATCACTTAAAGACGCATTCACATTAGATTGGTTAAAGATACGATTGAGATATTTCTCTTTTCTTTCCGCTCTTTCTTTTTTTCCTATTTCAATCAATTCACATTCACAACCATGTCTGAACTCTTGTCCATTACTGAATTTGTAATAGTCGTAGGTGTTGCCACATCTTTCACATTTAAGATTATGTTCTTCTTCTACAATGTTTTGATTAGGCTTGATATTTCTTGCTAAACTTCCTAATGATTGCATTACTTACCACTCCTAGTCCCAATAACTTTCGTCATACTTCATTCTGTTAAGTTGATCCATGCCACTAGGTTGTGTTTCTTGATTAAGATATCCTTCAAATTTAGTACCAAATAACGTTTCAGGTCGTAGATACTTTTCCATGTCTGTGCCTTTCCATTCGACAACCTTGTTATTAATAACTTGTTTGAAGTCATCTAATGTAAAACCTTCATCTGTTCTAGCACGTATGACTGTTTGATTTTTCTTAGTCGTTGATTTGTAGTGCTTACCAGTTTTTTTATTAAGGTAATCAATCACGTCTTTGTAATGATATGCAGTCGACGAAGGAGACAATATATTATTGTTAGTAGTCTCTGTTGTAATCTCTGTGTAGTCTCTGGTATTGGTCGTATCATTTTGATACGCTCCATCGTATCTTTTTGATACACTCGTCGTATCATTTTGATACGATGGTCGTCTCATACCTTCCAAAGTTTCATAATTAATGCTGTACCACTTCGTTTTGTCGAATTTCGCTTTATTATAATTACCTACGTAAAGTAGATTTTGTTTTTCTAAACTGTATACAGTACGCTTGATTGTTATTACCGACCAAAAAGGAAAGTGCTTTTGCCATTCAGGAAATGAGTTGTATATCCAGCGTCTACCATCGTAGTTATGGTTACTTTTCTTTAACCAGTAGTGCATTTGCTGTAATACAATTGCTTCATTCAAGCCTATTTCAGTAGCTAAACTAGGTAGTACGAGTATTGGATAATCGTCAATTAGTAGATTGCTCATGTTTTATCACTCCCCGTACAATATCCATTCAGGCGTTGTATTAAATTCTTTAGCTAACTTTCTAATGGCTTCCATTTTTGGTAGTTGCGCTCTATTTTCCCAACGTGTTACAGCAAGTCTCCCTACACCTACACGTTCTCCGAATTCTGTTTGTGATAGTTCAGCTTCAAGTCTTAGCGCATTAATCCTTTGAGCTATATGCATTCTATCTATCTCATTTATCATTCTTGATTTCATTTTGTTTAACTCCTTTCAACATTGCGTTTAACCGGTCGTCAACTTTTATCCAACTATTTTGTAATTGATAGTATTTGTTAAAACTTTCTATCCCCATTTGGTGCTGCGTTGTATGATGTTTACGACATAACGCTAAAACGTGTTTATCATAGTGATTTATTTTATTCCTGTTCATTCCTCTACCTACTGTTTCTAGGTGTGCTAGGTCTGAATTAGGTTGACCACATATTACACAATGTCTTGTAACGGTTGCCCAATAGAGATAATTTTTATCTTCTTTCATCATTTCGCTTGTTTTATAATTGAGTGGTATTCCATTAGTGAATATCCATTCGAACATTACATCTATAATTTGTTTGGCAATCGTTCTTGTACAATCGGCTAATGAAATTCGCTGTTCATACCCATGTAAGAACATCACATAATCTTGGAACATTTGCCTCATATAATCTCTAGGTTGTCCTGTATGTGCTTCTATATCGTTACATAATGCGAATATCAACCTACGTTGCTTATTCGTTATTCTGAATGGATCAACTGGAATGACATCGACTTCTACATCAAACCCATTATCGAGTAAGAGTGAAGTTTTGTTATCTAGTTCTACACCCTCAATGACAACGGTAGTTGTACCGTCATCTTGAGTAATGTAATTTTTAATAA